GGAACAATATGTGATCCAGCCATTTTCCATGAAGCATCAGACATCGTATATCAAGAAGTATTACGACACACACATGATATGTTACATACTGTTGTCCCTTTAACAGTTACCGAAGCTATACGAGGAAAGTTATTTACTAATCCTTTAAATCTTAAAGCTGGTTGTGGTTATCCTTTCTTTGGTAAAAAGAAGGATGATATCGTATGCGGTGGACTAGAAGAACCTCAATTACGAGAGTGGTTTGCTGAAGCTTTGATGCATACTATTAGGAAAATTGATGAAGGAGAACCCGTTTTAAATGTTGCTGTCATGACGATTAAGGATGAGATTATTAAACGATCAAAAATTGATGCAGGTATGGAGCGAGCGTATTTTTCAGGTAATGCAATTTTTCTTATGTTATGCAGGATATATTTAGGTAAAATGACTGATATTTTCATGGCTCGACGAGATACTATGTTTGGACAGATTGGTATGAATGCAGCTTCTACTGAGTTACATGATCGTTTACTACATATGTATGAGCAAATTGAAGGTAAACAAAATAACTTAGGTGCATTTTTATTTGAGGAAGGGTGGTTGGATACTGATTATAGTAAATATGATAAACGTTTATTAGTGTTGGTTTATGGAGTAGATGTGTTGTGGCGTTTATTCCAAGAATGTCCTTTTTATAAAGATCCTTCAAATGCCCAAGAGTTAAAACGGTTGAAGGCGGTTTTAACTGGTTTATGCAACTATATAATGGTTATAGATGGAGCTGTTTTTATTTGTAAAAAACGAATGCCCAGTGGAGTGTATGGAACGGGATGGTTAAATTGTATTTGTGAAGCAATTCTCGAGGTTTTACAATATCACTTCTGTATTGCAAAACATTGCCAAGACGTTGGTCAAGAAATTCCTGCAAAGAATTTTGTTGCAGAGCAACGTAAAATCCATCCATTTTTTAAAGATGTGGCTTTAATCAATTATGGAGATGATAATTTAAAATATATATCCAAACATAAGCGATATGTTTATACCGATGAAAATATAAAAGCTTTTGGTGAGTTCATAGCAATGGATATCACAACACCACGAAAAGAAGATGGAGAAACCATCAAGTTTAAGAATGTTCAACAAACTTACTTTCTTAAACGAACCCCTACCTATGATATGGTGAGGAAGAAATTAACAGGAATGCTAGCTATAGCATCCATTGTTAAAAGTTTGTGTTA